GGTCAACAGTGGACAGGTGGTAAATCTCCATTTACCTACTTTGCCCAGCCAGCCGTACTGGAGTTTGATGAGAAACCACAGAATTGGAAAACTCTTTGGCCATGGACGGATAGGGCTGAAAGCGATGAAGACTCTATTAACGCCGAAGGACTTTACCCTAAGTGGGACGGTCCTTCACTTTTTACTAGGCGTAGTGAAGTGGCACCTTCCATATGGGCGATGGTCTACCAGCAAGAGGATGTCACCGAAGATTCAATCTTCTCCCCCGCAGCAATTGCAGGATGCGTTAATGGTATGCGAAAACGTGGCCCTCTTAAACCAGGAGTCCCAGGACACCCCAGTAACTTAGAGTCTGCCTATACAGTTATAGGATTAGACCCAGCTATGACTGGCAATACTGCTGCAGTAGCTATTACTTATAATCGCAGTGATAGTATGATTTATGTTTTAGATGCTGTCAATATGACAGAGCCCAGCCCAGCAAAGATTCGTGCCCTTATAGAAGATTGGGTACAAAGATACAAACCGCAGGAACTAAGAATTGAAATCAATGCCCACCAGAAAGCCTACGCCCTCGATGACGAACTGCGTAACTGGCTCTCGATGTATGGCTGTCAACTCAACTCTCACTTTACTGGTAAGAATAAATGGGATACTTCTTTCGGTGTGGCTTCTATGGCAAGCCTTTTTGGTAGCCTTAGAGACGGAAGATTTCAAGACAACAACTCAATAGAACTACCAAGCAATGAAGGTAGCGAAGGGCTTAAGGCTCTTGTGCAACAATTGATTACTTGGAAACCTGAGACTAGAAACCCAACAGACTGTGTTATGGCTCTCTGGTTTGCTGTTATCCGCGTCCGCGAATTGATGCAGCAACACTCACAGTCAGCAAGATGGATGCAAAACCGTTGGGCCACTCGTGCTCAGACGGAAAGAAGATTCTCAATTAACCTAGATGAAGCCGTTGCAGAGCAATGGCAACAGACATACGGATAGGAACTAACATGTCAGAACCTAGAACTAGTGGTGGCTTGGGCTCTGATGGCGCTGCTAATGTCAACCCTGTTAACCGCATGACTCCTGAAGCACAACGCATAGTAGATGACTTACGTAGAAGCATGGGTTGGACTAAAGGCAAAGGGATTGCTGAAGATAAAACAAAAGAAATAAAAAGAATTAAGACTGCGCCATTCCCACTTAAAGGTGGCGGAATTAGCGGACCATACGGAATAAAGAATCGATAGGATATAATGGCACTTACAATTGAACAGATTGCTGCGCGAGTTGACTCGCTACGCTATCGTAACTCAGATAGGGATGCTCGTAATCAAGACGTCCTTTCTGTCCGTAAAGGTCAGATTGCTAGCGTGTATCCTGACTTCTTTCCAAATGGAGTAGATGCAAATGTCGTTGCAAATTTTATTGATATTGTTGCGAGAGACTTATCTGAAGTTATGGCGCCTTTGCCTGCAATCAACTGTTCCGCGGCGAATCAGACTTCTGACAGGGCTCGCAGTTTTGCTGACAAGCGTACTCGCATTGCAAGCAATTACTTTGCTCATTCGGACATGTCTGTACAGATGTACTCGGGAGCGGACTGGTATCTAACCTACGGCTTCCTGCCATTTGTTATTGAGTTAGATGAAGAAGCTAAGCTTCCTCGTATTCGTTTAGAGAATCCAATTGGCTCCTATCCAGAATTTGATAGATATGGAAGATGCGTAGCATTTGCTAAGCGTTACTCATTAACCCTTGGCGAGCTTGTCGCCCAATTCCCAGAGTATGAGCGTGCGCTCCTTGGTGGACTTGGATACAAGCAAGACTTAAACTCTCTTATTGAGATGGTTCGTTACTATGATAAAGACCAATCTTTAATTTATTTACCAGAACGTCACAACCTAGTTCTATCATCTGCCCCTAATCCAATTGGCAAGATGATGGTTGTTGTAGCAAAACGTCCATCTGTTGATGGCGAGATGCGTGGACAATTTGATGATGTATTAGGTATCCAACTGCTTCGTAACAGGTTCGCATTACTTGCGATGGAAGCA